CTAGATCCAGACGGGCGCAGTGGCCCGTAATTCAAGTGGGCCGTCACCGATGGCTTCAACAACTATGTTTCCCGCCGGCAAGACAACTCCAAATGCGGCAATCTGTTCGGCAACAGAAAGCTGAAGCTGATGACCGAGCACCTCGCGCTCAATCTGAAAGTCCCCAACAGCTGCAAAGCGCCATCGGAAATTCGTAACTGCCGGCTCGGCTGCTCCCCATTGGAATGCATCGCGACCGCGCGGCACCCAGGCCGTGCGAATTGCTCCATCCTCCAGTCGCTCGGCCCGCAAATGACAAGGTGCCATTGGGCTGAACCCAAGTCCCTCGACAACAAGGGATGATTCGGTCCCCCCAAGAGGGTCCCCGCGACCCTCTGCAAGAAAGACTTGCTGAGATCCGATACCGTCGACCGTGATCAAGGACGTAAGAAGCCGATCTGCCCGAATAAACTCGACCCGCGCGCCCGCCATGTGGTCCAGCCCGCGAAACCCCGTCCCGAATCGACCGCGCAACAGCCCTGAAAGACGAATCAACCCCGCCGAAATCGCTTGAGCATCCCGGAATTGAAGGATCTCGCTGCCAACCTTCAACAGGTTTGCACCGCTCAACACCGCATCTGCAGTCCGGCTCTCAAACGGAGCACTACCAAGCGGCACCGACACCAGAAGAGCGTTCGTCTCGTCCCAAAGCTCATTGGCGCCCGACCACAACGGCGCTTCCAGCAGGCCGGCCGCATTCGCGCCAGCGCAATCCCCGATCAGAACAGACGTTCCAGCATCCAGACGGGAGACCGCTGCGCTCCGCCACCCCGGATCGCCATTGGGTGAAATCCACACAACCGCAGGCCCCGGCCGCAGCGGCACAGGTGTTTCGAACAGCGTCAATCGTGTTGATGGCGAAACGGCAACAGGCGCCGGCAAGGCACGCCCAGGATCACTGATACCTCTCGTAGCCGCACGATCGGGGACCATCGATGCCTGCAAATGAACTTGCAGCCCACGTACGTCCCGTCTGGAAACGCGCCACCGTTCGGGCCTGCCCGACAGCACGATCAGATCGCCAACAGAGATCATCAGCCAGCGCCACCCAAGCGTCATCTCCACCGTGTCAACAGCGTTCTCCGCGTTTCGAAGCCAGCGGTTAGCCAGCGCCTGCGCTTGCGATGCCGTCGCAATCAGTGGCGACGAAGCAACAAGGGAGACCCCGGTCCGGCTGCGCTCGACCCGCTGGCGACCAGACTGATAGTCCCGCTGAGGATCGGTGTAGTCGATGCTCAAGCTACCCGGTCGCAGCCCTGCCGCCCAGGATCGAACGCTTCCTCCGCTTCGGTTTCCATCCGTCGCGCCAACTGCGTCCGCAGGAATCTCGAACAGTCGGGCCGATTGCTCAAATCTCAGCGCACCGGCCGGATAGGAAACTTCAGCATCGGCAACCCGGGCCAGAATTTCCACGTCATCGGCCAACGTGCTGCCGACAGCACCATAGCCAACGGCAGTGGGCGGACCATCGATATCGCTTGCGCCCAGGTCAGCGTCAGCAAGCAGTGCGCCCACCCAACCGCCAGGACCGTTGGCATCGGCTTCCACCTCAAAACTCAGGTTCGGAATCCGATTGCCAAACGCGCCCAAAGCCAGATCCTCGAACACCACATATGCAAGGCCTCGAAACGCAGGGGCGCGCCCAACGCCCTCCGCTGCGACTATCAGCGGATCAGGACTCTGCCTGCCGCCGCCTGCATAGACACGCATCGTCGTAGCAGTCTCGAAACGTCCGTCGGCATCCCGGATTTCGCGCCCATCGGCCCAGATCCTCCCAATGCTCCGGATTGGCGCTGACGATAACGCTATCGCGAGACTGGTCGAAGTGCCACGCCGACCGCTGCCCTTGCTGCCCCCGTCTGACATGGGGAGCGCCCAGATCACCACCCCCGCCGCGCGCGAACGCCCGAAGAGCCGGGGCAAGGGCTCTCCATAGGCCGACCTCTGTACCAGAAGGTCGTTGCTGCCTGCCTGCCCCCGCCGGTTGAACAGAGCTCCATCTATCGCGCCACCCACCGCAGCACCTACTGCAGCTCCCAAGGGGCCACCAAGCGCCTGTCCGACCGTCGAGAACACAACCGATGCCATCAATCTTCTCCCATCGGCAGCCGCCATGCGGAGTGCCACGATTCGCCCGCCGCAATCGGCCGCTCGATGACCCGTCGCAGGCCACCATGGGCTTCGAGAATTCCCACATCCGTCAACACGGCCAGATGAATTTGCCGGGCTGCTGGCACTTTCAGAATCACGTCGCCAGGCCGACCGTCGGGCACCGCAAGCCCGCAACAGCCAGCGCGCGCCAGCATCTCGCAGGCCTCCTCGATCGTGAGCCCTCGAAGCGGCAGATTGCCATGGTCGGCAATCTTGATCCCGCCTGACCGTGCCGCAGCAATCACCAGCCCAAGGCAATCCTGGCCACCCTCTCCCCGCCCCTGCGGTTTAAAGGGCTGCCCCAACAGGGCACGGGCTCCCGCAATGATCCAAGCGCCGCGGGGGTGCCCTTCAGATCTCGCCATAGCGGACCAGCGCGTCGGTTCCGGGGACATGCGGCTCACCGCTGAAGGCAACAGCGTTGTCGAACCGTGTCGCGCACGTCTCGAACCGTTTGTCGCATCCCTCCGAAAGTCGGATTTGCGCGCCCTGCACACCGTCAGCCCAGATCGGCTCTTCAAGCGTCAGAACCGGTCCTTCAAGATCAGCAATGCGTCGATCAATCCCGGCCAACCTCCCGGTCATCAGTCGCATCCGCCCATCCACATAATCTTCTGAACGAGAGACGGTCGTCGCCAATTCGATCCTGGTGCCCGCACCGCCAACCGCCGCCACAAGCAAGTGCCGCGCACCCATATCGACACCGCAACGCACATCGCCCAGATCGGCCCTGCAAAGCGGAGAACAGCGCGGCGCGCCGGCAGCAGCGAGCCGGGCCATGTCGGAAACCAGCTCGACCCGAAACGCCCCGTCCGAGCCTTCCATCGCTCTCACGACATCGCCGATCGTGCCGCGCACCAGGCGAAGCATGTGCGTGTCGGGCGCCGTCCAATCACAGGCCAGAAGCTCCAGCTGTGCACCTGCCCAGCGTCCTGCATCGAGGTCAGCCGCCGAAATCGTGGCTGCACTAAGCACGCCATCGATTTCCATGCTGTCTGCCGAATAGCCATTCCGAAGGCTCACGGCAGATGGCGTCATTCCGGGCCTCGCCCGATAGTGCACGCCGCTCAGTCGCAAGTCACGATCATGTCCCGTGAACCCCAGCACAACGCCATCGGCGCGCGTGATCTTCCAGCATAGCGCGATTGTGGTCACCTCGCCCGCCAGCGCAGCGTCCATGGTGCCGGTCATTCCCGGACCTCCACCAAAGGCACAGTCGGTACCTCTCCTGCCCGCCATCCAGAAAGGGAAATATCAAGACGGTCGGTCCCAAAGCGCACCGGCACATCAAAGTCGAACCCCGCGTGCACGTCTGCCCCAAACGCCGGCGCGGTATCGAACTGGACTATGCCTCCAGGAAGCAGAATCCAACCGGCCTGCATCGCAGTGCCGCCCACCGAAACCATCACTGTCCCGGCAACTGGCCGGGTTATCCTCCGAAGCTCTTCCGCCCCGGAAAAGCCGTAGCGCTTCAAAAGGGGAAACGACAGACGCAACCCATCTCCGGTCCCCAGCAGCTGGTCCCGGGCCGATGTTGGCACGTCCGGTTCTGCGCTTCGCCAATCGAGCGGATCCCGGAAACGGAAAGCAAAAGCCTGTCCCCGGCGCCCTCGGAAGAAGCCAAGCAAGGCCGCAAGGTCGGCATCCGATCGAACGCCCAGCCCGGCATCATACGAAAGCCGCGCCTGAGCCCACTGGATATTGCGCTGCTCATGGCCCGAAGACGCCATCGCCACCTGCGTCGCGAACTCCGGCCCGCCAACCGCGTCGAACCCCAATTCCAGCGGAAACCGCACATCATGAAAGGTCTCCACGGCATTCTCCTGCTCTGCGGCAACTCCGGCCAAATCGATCCACTGAAATCCATCCCGGGCCACCTGCGGCCATGCCCAGACGAAAACGTCGGAAACGCCCCGGGATAGCGCTTCTGCCGCCGCATCGCCGACCCGTGGCCATTCAACCTCGGCAAACTGCGGATTCAACACGAAACCGGAAAGATAATGTTGCCTGTCAACCGGGTAACCCAGGCTCATCGTCACCGCCTCGCGGCCTCGCAGGCTGCCCGCTTCATCCCCGCGCACGACAAACGTATAGTCTTCCAACTGCAGCACATCCCAGTCCGGGTACGCCCAGCCGGGTGGCATATTTGCGCGCCGAAGGTCAGGCTTCCCAGCATCCAGAACCTGTGGCGCGTAAAACAACAGATACGATTTGAAAGGCCCTGCTCCAGCAACGCTCGCAGCTGCAGATCGAACGGCCGACGTCGCATCGAACAGCCGATTGCCAAGCCAATCCAGATAGGCCCGCTCCCCGGCACCACGCGTTCCGGTCACATCGCGCATGATCGGCGGAGCAACGCCCCGCTCACCGATCCAGCGCGCAACGGTCGCCGCATCGTAAAAGCAGGGCGTTCCACCAGGTTCAACCCACCACCAGGGCTCTCCCACCTGAAAGTGCACCGGAAGCCCCTCATCAGCCACGATCTGGCAAAAGCCAGAGGCAATGTCCTGCAACCAACCCATGGCCGCAATGTTGCACGGAGAGAGGAGCGTGGAAGGCGGAGTCCAGCCGGTAAGAGCGCGCATTCCAGCCGAATCCATCTGCGCCCACGCAGCCGGAGCATTTTCGTCGAACAGCTCGAATGAAAGCGAAAGGATGAGATCCATTCCGACGGACTCGAGCACCCGGGCCAGCGCCCGGTGCCACGCGCTCGCCGAAGCACAAAGCCCGCCCGCCACCTCGAAGCGCCCGCCACCAGCGTTGGAAAGCGCATAATAGTGGCTCATGCCCACATAGTGATTAACGAAACCCCGATAGCCCAGCGCCTGCCACTGCTCCACCAGCCGCTCGGGAGACTGGATGTAGCTGTCATCATAGGCCGAGCACATCCGCAGCCGATGCTCAGGCAGAAAGGCATCCCCGATCGCGATTGTGGATCCAGGCCCGTCAGCCACGATATTCCGCAGCTCGACAAAGCTCACCACCGCGGTCGGCAGCGCCAGGCCGGATCCGTCGAAGCCGTCCGGCACCAGGGAAATGAACATCCTGTCCATATCGCCGGTGAATACAGGGTCCCCGCCTACCCCGAATCCGGCGCGCAGATCGTCGAAGTCCAGCGCGACCCGCGCTTCCATCGGTGTGCCCTGGGCATAGTTCCAAAGCCGCACAAACCAGACCCGTGCGGTCCCCGCGGCATCCCGCCCCTCGATCGTCAGGACAGGCCCGTTGAGCGCATCAAGCGGCATTACACCGGGGCCTGCGACCCAGTCGAACGAAAGGGCCGTCGCACGATAATCCCGCTGGGTCCGATAGGCCAGCAAGGGATGGGACCATCGATCCTCGCTCGCCCAGATCAGGCCGGCCAGGTCCGAACGAGTCAGGAAATCCAGATCTACCCGAACCACATCGGGTGTCGGAGCGGTCGCTGCAGCCATCATCGGTCTGGGGAAGTCCACCGTCCACAGCCTTGGTGCGAAGCGTTTTACCCAACCACGGCGTAGCTGGTCCGCATGGCTTGCAAGATAGTGCTCCACCTCAACCCCCCGCCCGTGTCAGCGCGCGTCGCACCTCACGCGCCACCTGGCGGCCGGTCTGGGCCATGAAATCCCGCCCTGCGTCGCGCGGCGCGGAAACATTGACCGTCACATTCACCGCGCCGCGAGCCGACCCACCAGCCTCGACACGCCCACTCGAAGTCGGAACGAATAGCTCGGGGCCCCGCTCCCCGACCACATAGGCCCGCCCGGGGGAAACCGGCCCGCCAGTTGCCCGCCCGGGCAACCCCAGCAGTCCAGCTGCGACCGAGGAAGCGGCAGATCCCGCCCCGCCGGCGCTGGAACCGAACTCTATCTTCAGCGCGGCCGATGCAATCTCGCCCAGCGCACGTCCAGCCACACGGGCCAGATCCTCGAATTCCAGCCTTCCTGTCCGTGCTGCACGGCGCAAGGCAGTCTCGATCCCTCGTCCGGCCGCATCCGCACCACCTGAAAGCCCTTCCGAAAGGGTTGCACGCATGTCAGCCACATCCTGGGCAAAGCCGGACGTATCAGCCCGGACCCGCAGTGCGACAGCGTCGAAATCCTCATCCATCCGCCAGCCTTTCCTTCAACCGCTCAAGTTCCGCGCCAGCCAGCGGCGCAACCGGCGGCCCGAACCGCCCCTCGATCGCCAGCCGCACCTCAGCCAATGTCGCCCCCCAGAATGCATCCGGGCTCCATCCCAATTGCCCGGTCGCCAACACCGCAACGGCACGAGCCAGTTCGGCGAAATCCTTCAATTCATGCGCCAAAGATCGCACCCAATAGCGCCCGATAGGGCTTCAGCAGCGCAACAGGGCCAGCAGCCAGCACCCGCTCCTCGAAAGCCGGGCGTTCGCAGGAGCGCTCCGAAACGCAATGCCAGAACAATGCGCCCATCTCCGCCAGTTTCACGTCACCGGCCACGGCGCGTTCCAACAGAGCAAAAAGGCTGCCCACTTCGCCTTCGGCTGCAACCAATGCCGAAAACGTTGGCCGCAACCGCAGCCCGGCGCTCCCGAGCATAAGGAGCACCTCACCCCGAACAGGATTGGCGCCACTCATAGCGCTTGCACCAAGCCCGAGCTTTCCAGCGCCAGCGTGTAGGTTCGCTCTCCGTTGAAATCTCCGGAATAGTCCAGCCGGGCAACCTGGAACGTCCCTCGAAGCCGCTCGCCTCCTTCGAAGCTCACCTCGAACCGATCCAGGGCACCCGACAAGGCAAGCGCCTTCAAGGCCAGCTCCGCTTCAGACCCGGTGAACACACCCGCCCCCGAAATCGAGACAGATTTCACACCGCCCGTCGGCAACAGCTCACGCCACCCGCCAGATCCCTTGTTGGTCACCACAACCGGGTCGGTCGTGAAGGTCATCTGCGTCGTCCGCAGGCCCGCAACCGTTCGAAAAGCCTCGGGTTCTCCACCATCCGCCATTCGCAACAGAAACGCCGCGCCACTCTCGATCGCCATCTCAGTTCTCCATTCAGGTCAATTGTCGATCACGGAAAGCGCCCGGAACTCGATCACGGCCTGTGTCCAGCTCTTCGGAGATCGCCGGACAGTGGCGCGAAGAAGCCGCAGGCTCACCAGCCGCACACCCGCGAACTCGCGCGGCATCGCCAGAACGACTCGCTCCACATCGGCCATGACATCCTTGGCCATCGCCAGTCCGTCGCGCCCATCCCAGAGCGTCACGGAAAAGCGGTGTTCATAGCCCCCACCCCCCTTCCAGCCCCGATCAAGGACCACATCGGCTCCCACCGAAAGATAGGGCGGGCGGGCATCGGCCGGTGGTCCGTCAAACAGTCTCAGCGCACGCGCATCCAACGCCGCATCGCTCGTCAGCGCCGCCACAAGGGCTCGCTGCAGTTCCAGGCTAGCCCGCATGTCATTCTCCTCAGGCGCCGAAATCCTCGGCGATCAGCGTGATCAGGCCAGGCTGATCAGGGTCGTCCTCGATCCCAGTCAGCCTCAGCGCTAGGTCCCGCCACACCATCCGCATATCCAGGCTCAGCGTCAGTCCAGCGCGCAGGGTCACCCGCCAGCGTCGCGAAGAGTGGCGCGTGTCGGCCAGAAGCGTTGATTGCGAAGCCCGTTCCAGCAACTCGACCCTTGCCCACCTGTCACCAACGACCACCCAGCCATCGCTGCGATCGCCCGCGCTCCCACGCACCTCAATGCGCCGCTCAAAGCGCACGCGCTCCGAAAGCCTCCCGGCAAGTTCAGCCATCAAAGCCTCCTCGATGAAGCCGGCGCGTGCGCCAGGGGGACGCCATGCGCGTCACGGCCGGCGGCAGTCCCGCATCATCAACTCCGTCCCGGTGCGCATGAAAATGCGCCGCAGTCCGAACAACCGACAGTCGCAGAAGCTCAGGCACGCCATTCCAGCTTTCAGCCAGACCCGAACGATATCGCACCCTAATGTTGTCCCCCTCCGACACACCGGACAGGTTCACATGCCCATCGCCGTACCGGTTCGTGGAGAACCGCGCATCTGCGGCCGCCAAAGGCACCTCGCTACCGTCGTCCAAGACCAATGACGCCGATACCAGGCGCACAGCCGGGCATAGCGTCAAGGCAACCTTGCCGCCCTTCACGCGCAATCGTTCCTCGACATCACGTTCCAGAAGCATGGCCCCCACCATGGCTTCCACAGTCTCGGTTGCAGCCCGAAGCAGCCCGGCCAGCAATGCGTCTTCCGCCCCGTGCTCTATCCGAAGATAACCCTTCAAATCTGCCAGAGCCGCCACAGGCGGCGACTTCTCCACCTTGGCCATCATCGCTGTTCCACCCGCACCACAAGGCTGCGCTCATCGACGGAACCGTCCGACAGCGTCACCCTGTTCCCGACCCTATAGACATGCCCGGCGATCCCGCCCGAAAGCCGGGCTGTTGCCGCGCTCCCACTTGTTGCCTCGCCATCAACAGCCAGCCCCAAAGCCTCGATCGGCTCGACCGTCCACACGCTCTCGGCAACAGTGACGCCTTGCGCCATCGCGGCAGCCCAATCGACGCGATAGTCGACCGCTGCATCCGGGTCCTTCAGGAACATGGAACTATCTCCTGCGCCAATGGCCAGCTCCTTTGCCGCCCGCACATCACAGCGGCGCTCCGATCTCGACAGACCACCCGTCAAAGTCGACAGACCCGCCGGCCGCCAGCTGCTGGGCAGGGCATGTCGTCACGTAAAGCAGCTGCGAAGCCGCCAAGTTCACAAGCGCCACATGGTCGGCAGCCCCCGGTGCAAACACCGGAACGCCAGCCTTGCCGGCCACTTCCACCTTCCGCCCCGAAGCATCCCCCGCCGCAGTCGTGAAATCCCCCGACTGCATCGAAACCTCGGCCATCCGGCCGCTCCACGCCATCGCAAAGCTGGTCGGTTGTCCGCCAACTGCAATCATGCGCGTTGCACCACTCAACACTGCCAAGGCCCCATCAAGAACCTGGTCCGCAACCCATTTTCCCATCAGTGCCACTCCTTCTCAATCCGCCTCGACATTCATGCTCCGCCCTTCCGGGCTCACAACCATAACCCGTCCTTCGATAGTGGCCGCCGGGCCAATCGAAGGCGGATTGCTGCTCAACACCGGCGATCGACCGCCCGCGCCATGCACTGCGCCATGTGTCCGCATGCGGCCTTCCCAGCGAACTGCGCCACGTCGTCCAACGACGGCATGGCGCGACCGATCAAGCGCCAGGGCAATCGCCACCTGGCTGGCCATTTCCACACCCCCGGTATCGAACACCGCGCTTCGGGCAGTGCCCAGCACGTCAACGTCGATGCAGGCGCGGAGCCCCCGGCCCAGCAACAAACTTGTTGAGCCCGGCAGGTAGTTGCCGAAGCCCAGCAGATTGCCCTGCTGCGAATAGCGGCTCCTGTCGTCGGTGAAGATGAAGGCCCCGGTGAGGTCCGGGTTGTTGGTATGGCCGGTGATGTAGACACCGCGCATTCCCTCGAACTCGCGAGAGAAGGCGTCGGTCGCGGTCCAGTCGATCCGGTCCACCTGCACATTGGCTTCTTCGTTCACGCCATACAGGTTCGCCCAGCCAGCCGTCAGGTTGCCATTCTGCACGAAGATGTCGTGCTTGCAGGCCCGGCGGTCAAAGAAGTTGTTGCGGACGGCGTTCCCTATGGAGGCCATGTTCGTCACCAGATCGGTGGGGTCGTTGTAACCCCAGTTCAACCGCTGGCCGACAAAGGTGCAGCCTTCGACAAGGCTATCGACAACCTCACGGTTCCCCGCAGCATTGAAGAACGGATCACCAAGAGACCCGGCACCGTTCGCGGGCCGCTCGAAGATGCAGTTGATGACGTTGGCCCGTATAATCCGCTCCGGGCTGGCCACTGTCCCCGCGCCGCTGGCGACAGCAAGCGTAAGACCGGCGTTGTCGTTGTAGAAAGACCGGGTGCCCCACAGGAAGGTGTCCGTAACCGCACCTCCACCGCCGACGGTGCCGGAACTGCCAATCGGCACGGTGGCGTCCGCAATCCGCGTCGACGATATAATGACCGGGCTGCCCAGGGACCGCGTGAACTCAAGATTGCGGATAAGACCCACCACCATTGAGCTGCCGCCATTTGGGCTCGTCCCATAGCGCCAGAACCGGCAGTTGGTGAACGAAAGCCGGAAGAAGCCGGCTGTGACCGAGCTGGTCATGCCGGTGGTCGCCAGTTCGTCCCCGGTGCGCCCTTGCAGGATCACGTTGTCAAAATGCGCCCGCCAGGACAGCGAGAACCAAGTCCCGCCCAGCTCCAGCGTCAGGTCCCGGAACAACACGCGGCTGATCCGGAAGTTGGCCGAGCCCGTGTCGGTCCGAAAGATCACATTGGCCCGGGGGTTCGGGTCGTCCGGGTCACCGCGCATGATCATGCGGGCCTCTACCGTCTTTGCAGAAAGGGCGAGATTACCATACGATACCGTGTGCACACCCGGTGCGAACGTCAGCACGGCGCCTTCCAGCGTCCGCGCAACGATGGCGGGGTAGCCATTGGCAGCCGGTATCGCCACGTTCTGGTCCGAAAGGGCAAACATGGCCACGAGGTTGTTGGCGGCGCGCGTCACGGCCTTGGCGGCTGCATGCGTCGCGCCAATGGTCACCGATGCAGGCGTAGTCGTGCCGTTCACCGGATCGATGTAGACATGCCGCCCGCCATAACGGGTCCCGGCAGGATCCCAGCAGACGTGCAGCGCATTGCCCGCAGCGCGCGAGAAGCCAGCCTCCGCGTCAACGACATGGGCCGAGCCCGAAGTCCGCATCGCACCGATCCACGGATAGACTTCCCAGTGGAGCGAGATGACGCCCGCCGTCAGCGCGGTCGGGTTGATCGTTGCGCCCCAGCACTTCAAGTTGTCGGCATAGCGGTCGGAGACGCTTTCGGTCAGCCACCACTCCTGCGTGTTGGTGCCATCATAGCCCACCACCCTCACGGCGGCAGCCGCACTGCGGCCCTCGGCTTCAATGTTGGACACCAGCAGATCGATCCGGAACGCGCCGTTCTCGATCAGATATTGCGGGCAGGCCCAGCGGGCAGACGGAATGCGGACAGCGTGTGTGCTGTTGTTGGTGGCAGCAATCGTGCCGCCGCCCTGTCCCGAACGCCATCCGGCCGTGAAGGCCACGCTGACCGGATCGCCGGGATAGACATAGCGGGACAGCGCGAGACGAACCCGCCGCACACCCCCGCCGAGGTCAACCTCATCCAGCAGCGCGTGGTTGGGAAAGGGTCGCCGAAGCGGCTTGGTGCCCACCACACCGGTGCGTGCCCGGGCGGCGTTCGCCGAAGCGGTCGAACCGCTACGGGCAAAGCCTGGCGATGTGGTGGCAACCACCACCTTGGGTGCCCCGTTCGGGTCAAGATCAAATCCTGCAAAGGTCGAAGCGGCCCAAGTGCCGTTCACTTGCAAGACCCAGCCGTTCTGTTCGACTGCCGCCGATACGATAGCCATCGCCCGCTCCACTCTCGTCCAAGACAAGGATATTCATGTCTATGGGATCAACAGCCCCTTTGCGGCGGCAGCCTCCTCCGTGCCTGAGCACGAAGGAGGCGCCACAAGCCGTGCCTCAGGTCGCCGAGAAGCGCATCAACTTCAAAGCTTCGCTGTTCACCAACGCCCCGCCAACACGCCGGGTCGCATAGAAATGCACGAACGGCTTGCTGGAGTAGGGGTCCCGCAGCACAGCCGTCTCGCCGCGCTCAGCGATCACATAAGCAGACCGGAACTGCCCGAAGCCGATCGAAAGGCTGTTCGCTGCAATGTCCGGCATCGCATCCACCTCAACCACCGGGTAGCCCAGCAGTGTCGCTGCCTCGCCTTCCTGCAGGCCGGCCCGCCAGATGAAGTCACCGGTCGTGTCCTTGAACTTTCGGATCACCCCAAGCGTGTTCGAGTTCATCACCCATGTGGCGCCCTGCCGGTAAGGCGCGCGAAGAGCATGCACCATGTCGATCAACCGGTCGGCTGGGTTGGTCCCGATGAACGCGCCCGCCGCACCCGAAGCCACATACTGCAGCGTCCCGAACGGCCGGGTCGCATCGGTCGCCGTGGCCACCGGATATGTCAGGAAGCCCCTGGGCTGCGCCACTCCGGAACCGGTCACGAACGCAACGCCTTCAGCCCGGGCAAACTCTGTGGCGATCTCGTTCGCCAGCCAGGCCTCCACGTCGAACATGGCATCATCCAGCATCGGCTGGGTTGCGGCCGGGTTCGCATAGATCTCGCCCATCGGCGGGGAGATCTCGGTGAACAACGGCGTTGCTGTCTCGGGGCGGCCGGCATTTTCAGCCACCCAGCCCGAAGCCACCCCGCCGATCGCCACCAGCTTGCGGTAACTTGCGCTGCCCACCTTCACCACATCGGCAATCGCCCGAACCGGCGAGATATGCTTCAAGGTCGCTTCGATCCGCGCGTCGATCTCCAGCGGCACAGCCAGCCCGCCTTCACCGGCAATGCCGACGGAAAGGCGCTTCATCTCGAAGTCACCGTCAAGCCCCTTGCGGAGGTAGCCCTCGGCAAAAGCCGATTGCCGCTGCCGCCCGGCGAGGCCTCCAGCGCCCGCCATCAGCGGCTGCCCTGCCGCCTTGCGCGATACCGCCAGCAAATCCTGCTTCACTTCGTTGCGAAGCGCGTCCAGCTCTGCCCGCATGTCAAAACGCACGTCCATCTCGTCCGATGCGGTCACCACCGCATCGGCCTTGGTTTCATAAACCATCGCCTGCTCTCCTCTTGTGAACACTCCGCCAGGGCCAGTTGGCCCGGGCGCTCAGGAAACCCCTTCGATCCGGGCATCCCCATGCATCGGCAGCGTCACCACCGAACATTCGATCAGCTCGACCTTCAGCAGTTCCCGCCCGCCTCCGGCCCGCTTGCGCGCCAACTTCACGCGATATCCAAAAGAAAGCCCGTCAACCGCACCGGAACGCAGCAGCGCCAGTGCATCGCGGCCATCCCGGCAATCCGGGCTGACACCTGCAACCATTTTCAGTCCGCAGGCATCCTCGGTCAGGCTCAAGACCCGCCCGATCGGCCGCGCCGGGTCATGCTGCCACAGCAGGGGCACGTCGGCCCGGGCCCCCAGAAATGCCGCGCGCCGCACGATATCGCCACTGCGATCGGCCACATCGAACCGGCTTACATAGCCGGTCACCTGCACCAGTCCGTCCATTCCAGTCTCCCCCAAAGGCGCAACGCCCTCAACGGCCAGAGCGCGCGCCCCAACCCAGCATCTCCCGCTTTTCGTCGTCAGTCAGGAACCGCGCATCACCCACGTGCCGCCACAGTCGTTCGCGGTCGGCCCAAAGCGCGGGCACCATATCCAGGTCGACAGCCAGCTTTATGCCAGGCCACCAAAGCGCCAGATGGGCAGACAGCCCATCGAGGATCCTGGCCAGAAGCGGCAGGATCGTCAGCCGCCACAAGGCGATGTTCGCTTCCGCATAATTGGCATGCGTGGAATCGCCGGGCAGGCCCAGCAGCATCGGCGGCACGCCAAAGGCCAGCGCCACTTCCCGCGCCGCTGCCTCCCGCGCCTTGGCGAAATCCATTTCGGCCGGCGTCAGCGCCAGCGGCTGCCACCGCAATCCGCCTTCCAGCAGCATCGGCCGCCCCGCATTTGCGGCCCCGGCAAAGCCGGCATCGATCTCCTCGCGCAATCGCGCAAACTGCTCGGGGGAAAGTGGCCCTTCCTCGCTGTCCAGTACCAGCGCCCCGGAAGGCCGCGCCGCGTTTGCCAGCAACGCCCGGTTCCACCGCGCCGCAGCATTCAACAGCGCGATGGGCTCGCTTGCAGCATCGAGCGCCCCATGTCCCAAATGGTCATCCAGCGGGTTCATCGCCTTCAAGTGCATCAACCCTGGCGCCGAAGCATCGCCCTCGGCCTGATGGCGCTGCACCCGGCTACCCACCCGATAAGCCCAGGCCACCGGCCAGCCATTGGCATCCGTCTCCAGTGTCATCCGCTCGGGCCGAAGCACCCACAGCGCAACCGGCTGCCCACGGTGGTCCAGCGCCGTTTCCACAAAGGCGTTCCCGTGCAGCAGCAGGTGCGTCGCCAGCGCTTCAAGCATGCCAGGCGCCACCAGCCCAAGGGCGGGATGATCCTCGCCGTCGGCGTGCAGCGTCACGCTCGCAAGCCCCTCGGCCACCAGCCGAACCGCCCGGAGTGCCGTGGAATTGCGCATCGCAGCCCGCACTTGCCCCTCGTAGGAAGCTGGCGCCTCCCCGGCAGACCCCTGCAACATCGCCGCCCATTGGCGTGGCATCGCCGCTGATTTGCGCTCCGCCATTCCCATCATGCGTCGGGCCCAGCTCATTGCTGGTCCTCCGAAGGCACAGCAGGGCCGGTCGCCACCAGCCCGCCGCCGATCACCAGCGATATCGCCTGCGCGACCCCATGCGCCTGCATGGGGTCGCTCCCCAGCACGACAGCGATCATGGCAAGTCCCGCCCAGGTCGATGATTCCCGCGCGCGCAGCCGCGCCCAGTTCCAGAATGCACCAAGGCGCATTCCATCCAGAAGGTCCCGCATCGAAATCTCCAGCCTAACTGCCCAACACCCGCACACCGGGCCGCGCGCCCGCGTCACCCAGCAGCAGCTCCGTCAGCGCCCACACCAGCGCGTCCGCCCGATCGGGCGATGTCCCGGGGCCGACATAACCGCCACCCAGGATCAGCCCGCACATCTCGTCCTCAAGCTCGGCGAAGAGGCCCACGTGCCGCACCCGCCCTGCACCATAAAGTGCAGATACCGGCTCCGCCCGCGCCACCTTTCCCCGGCTTGCACGCACCTGCTTCACGGGCAGCGCCAACCCGGTTGCCCGCAGGGTGGATTCCACCATGTCGCCACCATTGTTCACTTCAACTACAATCCGGTCGGCGCCGAACCGGGCATGGGCCGCTGCAACCGCCGCAGCCCAAATCTCAGGCTTTACAGCCCGCAGGCTGGCATCGCCGATCACATGGGCAACGCCCCGGGCATCCACGCCTGCCACCACGATCCCGCATCCGCCCGGACCGGCTGGGGGGTCCACCCCCACCACAATCCGCTCCAGGTCGGGCGCTGCCGATATCCGGCAGCTGTCCAGGCCATCCCTGCTCCACAGGGCACCCTCTCGCGCTTCCAGCAATTCCCCCATCACTTCCTGCCGACCCAGCGATGTTCCGGCATAGCCGGATGTCACATCTGCAAGGAAACTGGCCGGCAAATTGGCCCTGTTGTCATAGGTGGAACCCCGGGTCACCCGAACGGCGGGCTCGGCCGCCAGCTCCCTCAGGAACGGCAGCGGCCGCGGGGTCGTTGTAACCACCACCTGCGGACGCTCCCCCAAGCGCAGGCCCATGCGCAGATTGCCCCAGGCCTCCTTGGGCTTGGGCCAGGCCGCTATCTCGTCGCACCACGCAAAATGAAACTGCGGTCCCCGCAACTGGTCCGGCTCCACCGCCGAAATCAGCGTGGCCATTGCGCCATTGGGCCAGTGCAGCTGCCGCCTGGTCGCCTTCCACAGCGGCCGGAAGCCCGCCGGCGCAACCGCAAGCAACCCGGATTCCCCTTCCAACATCACGCTCACCGCATCATGCTGCGTCGCAGCCACAAGTCCGAAACGCGCGTCGGGGTTGGCCCGGGCAGTCGCCGTCACCCACTCGGCGCCAGCCCGCGTCTTCCCAAAGCCGCGGCCCGCCATGATCAACCAGACAGACCAGTCCCCCTCCGGCGGCAATTGCGAAGGCCGCGCGGTCCACGCCCAGCTTCGAAGTACAGCCAACCTCGAATGAACCGGCACATCGTGCAGCAGCGCCTCCCGCTCATGCTGGGGCAGCCGAACCAGCCGCTCCATCATCGAAAGCTCGCGACCCACACCATCTCCCGAATTTCTGGTTCCAGATCCGCCTCGAAAGACGCGCTCTCCACAACCCGACAGGCGCCTGAAACACGCCGGCACCCGCCCCCCTGCCACACGCACCGGCAGCAGAGCAGGCGTGTGCCGGCGCTTCAGTCGAACCAGCTCCGCGTCGCCCCAAATGTCCCCGCCATCGTCCGGCTCGCGGGTCAGATCCCGAAGGATCAGTCCAGAAGGACCGCGTCCGCCACCGGCCGGCGGGGCCGCATCACTCCTAGGCGCAATTTCGGAGCATGTCGCAACCCTTATACCTGATCGTAACGATTGTCAAGTATTAATATAACCGTTTCGGTTATCGTAGTGATCAGCGAGTCGATCCAGCGCCATCCCTAGCACCAGCTTCGCCGCCCGTGCCGGCCACCCCAGCCCCTTCTCTGCTTCGGAAACACCCTCCCCCTCGCAAGCCACGCGCCACAAGATATCCGAAAGGCCCGGCCCCACTGCGCCGATCGCCCTATCGAACCGCCGCTTCGCCTCGATGGACGCCACAACGCCTGCCCCTGTGCACCGCTGCCATAGCGCTCTCCGCTGCCGCTAGGGGCTGCATCCCATCGCATCGTCACACGCGCACCCAGCCCGGCGCGCGCATGGTCCCCGCGCAAGCGCTCTCCGGCCGCAACCTGCCGCGCGCTCAAAAGGCCCCTTCGTGCCAGCCACGCCAATGGCGATTCGGTCAGGTTCACCGATACGGTTTGCCTGTCGATCGCATCGGACGGGGCCAGCATCCGGCTGCCAATTGTGCGATTCGGATAGTCCTTTGCATCGATCATGGTTGTATCTCCTCTCGACAAGAGGCACTATTTTGCCATATTGGTTCGTCTGTAGGAAACAGTGTAACCGCAACTCTTGCCGGAGATGCCAACATGATCAGCCGTCTGCGCGAAATCCGCAAGACCAGGGGCCTCACCCTCGCCGACGTCGCCGCCCGCTGCGACCCGGCGACAACTGCTGTCACCATCGGCCGACTCGAAACCGGAACCCGCCAGCTCACCGTCCCCTGGCTCGAACGACTTGCAACCGCGCTCGATATCGATCTCAAGCAGCTCCTCGCCCAAGAATCCGATTCCACCATTCCCGTCGCCGCAGTCCTCACAGCAGATGGCGCCCAGTCCCTCAGCGCCCCCCTGTCACTCCATCCCCCAACGCCGCTCCCCGGTGCCATCGGGCTCGTCGTGCGCGAATCCCAGGGGGATTACCGCGCCGGAGATCAGCTCTGGCTGGAACAACTTCCACCCGATCGCTTCCACGATGCCATCAACACCGATATACTTGTGCCCCGCCCGGTCGGCCGCTTCGCCTTCGGCCGCCTCGTCGCCACCGAACAAGGCCGCCTGCAACTCCTCCCCATGAAACCCGGCAGCCGCCAGACAGTCATCGCGGATGCACCCTGGCTCGCCCGCGTCCACACCCTCATCAGGTCGGTTTGA